CAAGGGCTACGCTGTTTTTAACGTAGAGCAAACAGATATGAAGATTGTTCCAAGCGTTATACCTGAAAGCGCTTTTAATCCTATGCCTGATTGCGAAGCGCGCATTGTTAAGACTGGCGCTTCAATCTCATATGGTGGAGATGCTGCCTTTTATATGCCTAGCCATGATCGTATACAGTTACCCAATAAAGGCGCTTTTACCAGTGAAGCAAATTACTACGCTACAGCCTTCCATGAACTATCGCATTGGACGGGCGCAAAGCATAGATTAGACAGAGCGCTAGATAAGGGTCGGTACGGGAATCCTGCGTACGCTTTCGAAGAGCTGGTTGCAGAGATTAGCGCAGCATACTTGTGCGCTGATTATAAGATACAGGGCGAATTGCGCCATGCAGGATATATTCAATCATGGCTAAAAGCATGTAAGGACGATTCTAAGGCGATATTCAAGGCTGCCGCATTAGCGCAAAAGGCTACGGATTACATTCAATCGCTTGATGCTACAGTTGAAAGCATAGCAGCATAGTGTTAACTGGTAGGCGCTTATCACTAGGCGCTTACCGGATTATCATTCGATAATCGCAATATATTGAAAGGGTTATTTATGAAGCAAGAAAGCGCTATCTGTATCTATACTGAGTTCGATGGGGATTTTGCCCATATCAAGGGTTATATCTGTAAGCCTGAACTGAACTCTAACGGCATGCCTGAACCGGTTGATCGGTATGAGCATACGTTGACCAATGTGCGCTTACACTCCCAGGCATCGAAGGGCGGGTACCGTCCGGCGGGACCCTGGGCAGGAATGTACGGTATGAGCGTTAATATCGAATGCTATGATCGCGTAACACTAGAAGATGCTAAAAAGGCGGTATCTATACTCATGCCCATTGATCGCAAGATACAGAAAATGCTAGATGATGAAGGTAGCGTAAAATCATATGGGCAATGGCTGAACCGAGTAGCACGTGCCATTGGCGCCAGAACTGTATTTTTTAAGCGTGAGAAAGAAAGCGCATCAAGATCGCAGTACCATGGCGCTAGTGGAGGTGACATTGTTTACTATGGGGATGCGCTAGAACAAAAAATAGGCGAATGGGCTAATCCGGTAGCTATTGCAGCATAGTGTTAACTGATATGCGCGTGACAGGCGCATATCGGATTATCACTTGATAATCGCAATATATTGAAAGGTTATATATGGAATCGCTTAAATTGCGCGCACTGATACGATCAAAATATGCATGGCCAGGTGGCTATCCTATGTATGGAATAACTAATGATGGCGCAGCATTATGCATAGACTGTATGCGTAAGGAGTATAAACAGATTGCATACGCTCGTAAGCATAATCTACGCGATGGCTGGCGCATCGATGCCGTAGATATTAACTATGAAGATACCGATTTAACTTGCGAACATTGCAATCAATCTATTGAATCAGCATATGGGGAATAATATGATTACATTTATAGCAGGAAACTATCACATTGAATCACATGGCAATGGGTGGGCCTATAGCATAACTGACCAGCGTACCGGGCAAAATATATGGGTACAGGACTATGATGCTAATACGCTCCAAGATGCCACCAATAATTGGGATTACACGGATATACTGGAAGAGTACTTTGATTGCATGTGCGATTAATATTTTCATAATGCGCCTTTAACCAGGGCGCATTGTGGGCAATATTGCCCTATTTATAATTGATGGGGATATACATATGGACGATTACAATCATGTGCAAATTTTAAGCGCTTATATATCCAGATTATCATTAGCAGATATAAATAACATCGGAGAGCATGTTGAGAGGTGCGTTCATGCTCAATTAAATAATTCAACTTCAACCCAATTGCAAGAGCAAGCTGGACTGTACGCTGCCGTATGCAATTCAATCAATAATCTAATAAAGCATGATAGAAATCTTATAAACGAAGTAATTATTAATAATATATCGGATAAATAACCATGTTACCTATGCTGCACACTCTCGCGCCAATGCTACAGGCGCAAATTGCAAACGACTCCAATGGCGATATTGTTATCGTATACGCTGATTCATGGGCGGCGGCTTATTATTTTGCTCATGGCGTAACTGTTGACCAGGTGCCGGAATGATTACCCATACGCAAGGACAATGGCGATTCTCGGATAATTCCAAACACTGGAAGGTTAACCCGTACAGCGTTACGGTACGCGCCCCAGGAGTGCATAGCGTAACCATAGCTAATTGTCCCTCACGCGCTAAGATACCCCAGGCTCAGGCTCGCGCCAATGCTCTACTGATAGCAGCTGCTCCCGACATGCTTCGACTTCTATGGGCGATTAAATCGCACCTTTATTCGGGCGCATCCCTCCACGCGGGGGCACAGCTATTCGACGATGACTTGCCTATTCATATGCTGATCGACAGCGTGATTAACCAGGCCACCAAGGAAAGGACAGAATGAACGAAAATACCCATACGCTCGCGCTATCTGAGGACATTGAATCCCTGCGTTTTGACAGGGATCAATTGCAGATGATGCTACGAGTCGCACTCGAAGAACTCGAACGCGCTAACCCAGGCGCTCCATGTATAAAACAGATTATCGCTACCCTTTCATTCTGCACCCAATAGGAGATATATATATGATTGATATAGATTATTTGGTAATTATTGGCATAGTGTCCATGTATATAATCGCTGATCTAGTAACCCGCTGGCCGATATAAATAGTTGGGCGAGAACTTTTCGCCCAGTTATTTACTATTGACAATCCTATGCTCGCGGGATTAACCTGCGAGCAATCGTGTGAGAGCGAGCAAAAGCCGATCAGCCTGTCCCCTACCACTTTCAATAGTGGCTCTCACTAGGGGATGGACTAATCGGCTTTTTTTTCGTCCCATACGCGAGCGCAACCGGGGGCATAACCCACCCCTCGCAAATGCTTGGCGGCAGATGCGGATAAACGTGTCGAATGGGGCAAGTGGTCACTTGATGGATAGCATCGGGCCAGCGTAAAACCCAGTCTACAAAACACCGTAGATAGACTAGATAAACGAGAGCCAGATGTTCCACGTTACATATGTAACGGGTGAGGTTTATGTACGCGCAGCGGAATACTTCGCACCTTGGCCGGTTTAGCATTGCCGAGGTACCTGGGCCGAGAGTCAAGAGCCACATACTAGGATAGATATTTTTTAAAAGCAGTTCTTGCAATATCGCATTACCAGTATTAATATCTTAAGCGCACTATCTATCATTAATCATTCATCATAGGAGAACACATGGACTTCTGCATAAATTGTATTCATTTCCTCCCCAAACCCAAGGATGACTCGCACGAGTACGCACGTTGTACCCGTCGCGGCGATCCTCACCCCGTTACTGGCATTATGAAATACCCGTATTGCGAAATGGAACGCAAGAGCAGCGGCACGTGCGCCGAGGGTAGGCACTTCAATCAAAAAATGGAGATCACCAATGAGCAATAACCAAGCAGACTTTGAACCCGCGCACCGCGCCCTGGGTATCTATAGCGGGGATGCACGTAGGATCGTCCAAGGACGCGCTACAGACGTTTATCTGACGAAGATAGGCGAACGTGTGCAGGACGATATAAGTGGCTTAGAACCCGTTCAATGGGGACTGAGGCTGCAAGAGCCGATCGGAAGGGCGGTAGGTGATCGGCTTAACGTCAGGCTTAAAGAACTGGACGTAGAGGCTACGCACGTTAAACACCCCTGGATGAAGTCGCACTTCGACTTCGTATCCGAGGATAACAAGACGCTATACGAGGTTAAAAACTACGGCAGCCACGCTCGTAATAGATTCGGGGACGATGGCTCCCAGGACATTCCAATCGGGGACATGGCTCAACTGATACACGAGGCCGCTGTTTTTAATGTTACCTCTATCCAATTATGTGTTCTGTTCGGTGGTCAGGAGTTGTGCATCTATCCTTTTGAGATTGACGATGCGCTGAAGGAATCCCTGATACTCCAGGAGGCGGCGGTATGGGCAGCAGTCCAGACGCGTCAACCTCCTACCCCTACTCATCCAGACGATATAAAAGCGTTATGGAAAAAGGACGATGGTTCAACCTTGGTGGTCAACGAGAACATTGCGGCAGCTTGCGCGAAACTGAGACAAGTTAAAGACAACATTAAAGAACTGGAGGGGCATGAGGAATCATTGCTTGGGGCTATTCAGCAGGTCATGGCTGACCACGCGACAATCAAAGATACCGAGGGAAAGATTCTCGCAACCTGGAAAACAGCAAAGGGTTCGGCAAGGTTCGATTCCAAGCGATTCAAGGAAGA